GGCGTCACCCGGGGTCGGGGGCGCCCTGGGTCGCCCACCCCACCGAAACCCGCAAAGGCGGGTGGCCGGGGAACAAGGCGTCGCTCATCGTGTTGTGCAACGCCCGGGGTATCCCGGTGCCGGCCGGCGCCAAGGTGGCCGACCTGCAACGCCTGCTCGGCCCCTGCCCCAAGATGGTCCCCTACGGGCGGCCGTCGGCTCTGGGCAAGCAGGTCGAGAACATGACCAACCTGATGAAGCACGCCGAGCGGGCTGTCGGGCTCGGGCTGTTCCTCGCCGACATGACGCACGAGGATCCGTTCGTTGATCTCGGTGCCCTGCCGTCCGAGCAGATCAACCTCGACGATCCCGAAGCCCGGGACATCCTCGACGGCATCGCCGTCAAGGCCAAGAACGTCGCCCAGGCCGCCCTCGCCGCCGACCGGGGCACCCACACCCACGGGCTCACCGAGGACCACGACACCGCCGGCGACCCGATCGAACGCATCACCCGAGGTGAACAACTCGGACTGTCCGATGACGTGCAGTACGCCCTCGTCGCCGCCTGGGCCAAGATGCTCGGCGAGTTCGGCATCGAGATCCTCGCCACCGAAGCCACGTGCGTCGACGACCGCTGGCGCCAGGCCGGCACCCTCGACCGGATCTGTCGGCTCACCAGGCCGCTCTTCTTCGTCACCGCCACCGCCGAGACCGTCACCCTGCCCGCCGGCTGGGTTGGCATCCTGGACATCAAGACCGGCAAACTGCGCCTCGACGACTCCGGGTTCGTGTCCTACTGGCACGGCTACGCCGTGCAGCTCGCCTCCTACGCCCAGTCCGTCCCGTACGACCCCGACACCGATACCCGGTCGACGTGGGAGGAGGTGCTGGCGTCGTGAGCGGTACCGAGCCATGCCCGCATTGCGGTGGCACGGGGCGACGTCTTGTGCCTCCACCCCCAAAGAAAAGAGGCGGAGCACATGGTGTCGGTAAATCGCACGGATACGTGAGCACATATCACAATGGCTGTCGATGCGACCTGTGTCGTGCCGCCAAGCGTGAATGGCAACGGAATTACAACCGTCGACGGCAATCAGAGGTCACATCGTGATCGACCAGCAATACGGCATCATCGCCCACCTCGACGTCCTATCAGCCCTCGACGGCGAAGCCAAATGCCGGCTGGTGCTCGTCGACTTGGAGGCCGGCCGCTACGCCGGCGACCTGTGCGTCGCCGCCCGGGACTGGGAGAAACGGCGTGACGTGTTCTCGATCCCGACCGAGGACCTGACGGTGTCGGTCTTAGTGTTACCACCAGTCACCTCCGGCACTTCCCCGTCGGAGGAACCAGCGCAGGACCAGGAGACCCCGCCGGTTCCTGCGGCCGCGCCGGTGCCCCCCGTTGAGGTTGATCCCGCCTCGACGGGGGGTGAGCTCGATGTCGACGCCCTACGCCTGCGCTACCGGGCGCTGCCCGAATGGGACCGCAAGGCGTTCCGCGACCTCAACATCCCGCCCGACGACCTCACAGCGATCGCCGCCGAGCTCGACCGGTTGGAGAACCTGCCCACCTTCGTCGACCAGGCCCGCCAGCGCATGGCCGACGACGCCGAGCGCAACAACGGCGTCTGGTGCAAGTCGTGCGGAGCGCCGATCCGCTGGGCGAAGACCGAGGCCGGTAAACGCATCCCGCTCGATCCCGAGCCGCGCCCCAACGGCAACCTACTGGTGCAAGACGGCATCGCTTACGTGCATGAACCGGGCGACGCCACCGACTTCGACCAGCAGTATTACGTCTCGCACTTCGCCACCTGCCCCAATGCCGACAGCCATCGCAAACGGGACACGGTTGACCCCGAGGGTGGCCCGGTGTCGCTGATCGATATCGCCCCGTTGCAGAACCGCTGGGCCGACCTGTCACCCGACGCCGACCTGTGGGCCCGGTCGGTGGTCAAGGCGGCCAACACCGCCGGGGTCGACTTCCGCATCCAGGAGCACCGCACCGTGCGCCGCTACGAGCTCTACCGGGGGTTGATCAACCTCGCCCACTACGCCGTGAAGGACCCCGACCAGGCCGACGAGGTGCTGCGCAACCTGGTCCACGACGTCACCGGCGACGACGCCGTGCTCTTCGCCAACGTCACCGCCGGCCACGCCCTCGGCTCGCTCGACGCCGCCGGCGCCGCCCGGTTCGCCCTGCTCGTCGACCAGCTCGTCACCGTCTAGATCTCACCCAAGCCCCGAGGGGCACGACACCAGGAGAACCACCATGCCACGACAGGCTCAAGAGACCACCGGCGCCCCGTTCGCCAAACTCGTCAACCTCGGCGACACCCTCATCGGCGCCTGGGGCGGAGCGCAACGCAAACAGCAACGGGACTACGAGTCCGGCGACCCCAAGTGGAAGGACCAGCCCGGCCCCGACCTGGAGCGGGTGCCGCTGCTCGAAGAGGTGAACTGGTTCGTCGCCATGCCCGGCACGACAGCGAAGACCGGCACCGCCGACGACGGCTACGGCGACGTCGCCGAGGGAGACGTGGTCAGGTTCAGCTTCGCCGGGTTCAAGTGGCACAACGTGATCGAAGCCCGCAAAGGTCTGCCCGCCCTCGGCAACTACGGGGTGCGCAAGGGTCGGGAGGCGTCATCGGACGTGTACACGATCACCCTGGCCGGCTGGTCGAAGGAGACCAAGAACCCCGAGGGTGCCGTCAAGGCCGGGTTCACCGTCGAGGCCGGGCGCATCGTGCTGCGCACCGAGGAGGAAGCCGACCGGGCGATCTCGATGCTGCGCAAACAGGGCGGCAACATCAACCTGGCCAAGGACATCGACATCACCGTGCGACGGGCGGATATGGACTCCGAGAAGCAGTGGGCCGACATGGCCGACGAACTGTGGGACTCGGCGCCGTGGAAAGCCGAGCCAGTCTCGGGACCGGACACCGAGCACGCCGCCGCCGGGTCGAGCGCCTACGACGACGATGAAGCACCGTTCTGAGCGGTGACCACCTCGTCAAAGCGCAAGGGGGACAACGCCGAGCTCGAGATCGCCAAGCTGTTGGCCCTCGAGCTCGGCGTCCGGGTGCGCCGCAAGCTCGGCGCCGGCCGCTTCGACGACGAGGGTGACATCGACGGGCTGATGAACACCACCGTCGAAGTCAAGGCGTACCAGGACACTGCCCGGGCGATCTCCAACGCCCTGCGAGACCTCGAACGGGAGCACGCCAACACGTACAACTCGTTCGCCGTCGCTTTCGTCAAACGGCCCCGGCTCGGCTGGATCGCCGTGATGACGGTGCCGCAGTTCTGCACCATGTGGCGGGAGGCGACCGGGTGAGGCTCGACCTCCTCGCCGCCGCCATCAAGGCGTACGACGCCACCTACGAGTGCTGTGCCATGTGCGGGGCGACGTGGACCCACGACGAGATGGACGAGTGTCGTTGGTGCGCCGAGGGCAACGCCCGCCTGCTCGAGGACCAACGCCACGCCCTGCTCTGGCCCGACTGGGCCCAACCACGAGACGGCCGCTACTACCAGATGTCACCGGCCGACCAGAAGATCTGGGACGCCACCCGGGGCATCCCGAGACGTGGTGACGGGGCGATCACCTTCTACGGGGAACGCCTCCGCCGCGCCGTCGACTGTGGGCTGATCACGATGCGTCAGGCCGACGAGGCGCTGCGCCGTGTCACCCGATGGGAACGGGCCGCATGACTACCGTCCCGTGCATGACCGACGGTTGGTGGACCGTTTCACACAAGTTCGACCCTCGGTCGTGTCTCATCGCCGACCGCCACTACAACCGACGCAAGGTTGGCTCACCGCAGTTCGTGCCACCTGGCCGCAGCTTCGTTTTACGACACGATGACGACGCCCTGTGGACCACGTCGTGGCCTTTCGCCGAGTACGTGCGTCACGCCTGGGGTGGAGCCTGGGTCAACAGCCTGTTCCGCAACGAATCGGACCGGCTCTCGTCGGAGCTGATCCTTGAGGCCGTTGCCCTCACTCGGGGCCGCTGGCCCGACGTGCCAGAACTGGGGATGATCTCTTTTGTCGACGCCGGCAAGACCCGTCCAAAGCGTGATCCTGGCTACTGCTACCGCATGGCCGGGTTCCGTCACGTCGGCATGACCAAAGGCGGGTTGTTCGCATTCCAGATGCTCCCGAACGACATGCCTGACGCCGTGACACTTCCCAGCGATGACCAACTCACGCTATGGGATGCCGGACCGTGACCGCATCCGACGGGTTCGACGGACCGCCAGACGCCCGTCTACGCCCGAGCATCATCCACAACGCCCGACAGCTCGACGACGTCGTGGTGGAAGCCTGTAGCGCCCTCGTAGCGGCCAATCAGCCGCCCGTGCTGTTCGTACGGGGCGGGCAGTTGGTCCGCCTCAGATCCGACGAGATCGGCCGGCCGCTGATCGAAGCCATGCGCCTCGACCACGTCCGCCTCACCCTCGCCGAATCGGCCACATGGTGGCGGGCCCTCAAGGATGGTTCGCACCTCGCCATCTTCCCGCCGCTCGAGGTGTGCTCCGGTGTGCTGGCCACCACCACCTGGAATCTGCCCACCCTGATCGGCGTGGTCGAGCTGCCCGTGCTCAGACCCGACGGCATGTTCCACCTCGCCCACGGCTACGACCCGGCGACCCGCCTGTACCACTGGCACACACCCGGTGTCACCTACCCGACGATCCCCCAGTCGCCCAGCCTGATCGAGCTGGCCGCCGCCGTCGAGGCGGTCGACGAGATGCTCTGCGACTTCCCCTGGGAGACGACAGCGGACCGGGCCAACATGTGGGGGCTGCTGCTCACACCGCTGGTGCGGGCCATCGTCAATCAGGTGCCGATGTGCCTGATCGACGCCCCCGACGCCGGCACCGGCAAAGGCTTGTTGGTCTCTGTCGCCACGATCCTGGCCACGGGGCGCATCTCGGGGCTGATGTCGTGGCCGGCGACCGACGAGGAACTCGAAAAGAAGGTCACCGCCGCCCTCATGGCCGGTCAGACCACCGTCGTGTTCGACAACGTCGAGCACATGATCCGCTCGTCCACCCTGGCCGCCGTGCTCACCGCCGACACCTGGCAGGGACGGATGCTCGGACGCTCCGAGATGGTCAACGTCAACAACCGGGCGACGTGGATGGCCACGGGCAACAACATCGACGTCGGCGGCGACCTGGCACGGCGCTGCTACCGGGTGCGCATCGACGCCAAACAGGCCCGGCCGTACGAACGCAACGGGTGGAGGCATGACCCGCTCGAGGGGTGGGTAGCAGACCAGCGCGGTCGGCTGCTCGGTGCGCTGTGCACCATCGTGCGGTCGTGGTGGGTGGCCGGCCGTCCACTGGCCGCCGACATCGCGGCGATGGGCGGCTACACGACATGGGTGCGCATCGTCGGCGGCATCCTCGACCACGCCGGCATCGGCGGGTTCTTGGGCAACCTCGCCGAGTTCCACGCCGCCGCCGACCACGAATCCCGACAATGGCAGGGGTTCTTGGAGGTGTGGCACGACCAGTACGGGGAGGATCCGATGACCGTCGCCCAGCTCATCGGGGCGATGGGGTCAGGCTCGAGCGCCGGCGCCATGTTGAAAGACACGATCCCCGAGGACCTGTCGGGCTACTGGGAGCACCCGGGCTTCTCCCGCCGCTTGGGCATCGCCCTGCGCAAGCGGATCGGCCGTTACTACGGTGACGGCGGGCTGCACCTGGTCGAGCTCCCCAAGGACCGGCGCAACGTGTCGGTCTACAGTCTGACGAAACGCTCCGACGCCGTGCCGGCAGATCCGCAGGCTGACAGCACTGGCAACGACGGAAACGGCGACGCCGTGCCAGCACATCCCGAGACCGAGAGCACCGAGCTCGGCGACTTCCCCGTGTTCTAGGCTGTCAAGCGATGACTGCACCCGAACAGCACCTCGAGCGCTACCGGCGGGCCGTGGTGCGCTACCACAACGCCGAGATGGACGTCACGATCGCCGCCGACGCCAAAGCGCTGGCCATCGCCGAGGCGCTCGACGACGGATGGACTGTGCGCACCCTGGCCGCCGAGCTCGACGTCACCGCCAGCCGCATTCAACAGTTGGCGATCAGGGGTCGGGCCGTACGCGCAAGTGCCCCGGCCGACGACCGGGGCACTCACTGAGTTGGCAGGCTAGATTCCGCAAGCCTTCAAGAATGCGTCACGGTCAAAGTCGGGATCGCTCTGAACGAACATCCCCACCAGATCGCTGGCGATGAGCCGGCGCATATTCTCTTTCGCGGCTTGCCGTACCTTGTTCGGATCCTTGAAGAATCCCGAACGCCACACTGACATCGCGGCTTGCTCGTGAGTGATACCAGTCATGATCCCTGTTCTCCCTTGTCTGTGTCGGTTGGTTCCTGCCGGCCGATCGGCCGCACTGTGAGCAGATCCTTCAAGTCGAGCTCGGGGTCGTCGGCTAACGTCAGCGGCACGTCGTCCCAGAGATCGAACGCACCCTGCCCGCCGCTCACGCCACACCTGCCGTACGGGCAGTGTCGACAATGACGGCGTGCAACGTGGGCCAGTCCTGGCCGGCATCGAGCAGTTTGGGCACGAGCTCGTCACGCCGTGCCCGCACATCTGCTTCGCTACCGGACATCTCGTCGGTGCCGTCGAGCATCGCCGCGATGGACAGAAGCTCGGCCGTGTACGACTCGGCAGACATCCGCCACGGTGCCGGACCGTGCTGGCACATCACAGTGTCGCCGAGCATCCGATACGCCTCGTCGGCATCACGAACAGCGTCCACGGCCGCGATGTGGCGGACTGCCGAATCGTCGTCGCCGAGCAGCGCTTGCACGGAGTAGCCGTCGGCGGTCACCATCGGCGCCAGGTTGGCCACGTCGACAGCACCGCTGTAGCGCTTAGCTACCGGCAGCTTGCCTCGAGCGACCAGACTGCCGGCATCGACGATGCGAGTGTGGTAGAGCCACACACGGCCCATCAACTCGTCTACGCCGAGATTGTGGAATGCCGGCATCGCCGCCCGCAATCGCTCGGCGACGTCGTCCACCCTGTTGCCGACCGATGACGACCACCACGAACCTGTGCCGTCGCCGAGCTCACGAACCCGGCCCAACCTGTCCAGCTCCGCCGGCATGAGCCCGCGTGTCCAGTCCCATTCGCCGATGGCACGGTCGGTAGGACGGGTGACGCTGAGCGCATCGGCGTTGCCCAGAATGCGCAACGAGTCGGCCCGGGCGGCCGCCGCCTCGTCACGTACACGCCTACGCAACCCGGGCAGAGCATCGCGGGCCGCAGCGATCTGCCATGGCCACGGCCGCACCGCACCGACAGGTGCTAACCCATCGCTGAGCACCACGTCGGGCAGCGCTCGAGCACGGCCGATGAGCTGGGCGACACGGGCACGTGTCACCCCCAGCTCGTCGCCGATGCGCCGTAGCGACCACCCGTCACGAGCCAGAGCCCAGACCGCCAGCGCTCGAGCATCGGCCGCACGTTTCACCCGTGCTTCAGCCGCCACGTACGCCTCTGCTGCTTCGGCGTACGCCGTGAGCAGACTGCTCACGGCGTAGACCCCAGACGCTCGAGGGTGGCGATGCCGATACCTGTCTCGGCGACAATGGTGCCGTCAGCGGTCACGCCGACGAAATAGCGTCGGCTGACCGTTACGACTGTGACCGGGCCAAGCCCGGGCACGGTGACGACCGTGCCCGGGTGGAGTGTGCGAGCGTTCATCGCCGAACCATCCGACCGGTCACGTGACCAGTGCCGAACGTGCAACGAACGCAGATGCGATGACCGGATGCGAGCGTCGCCCAGTGTTGCGTCCGCCATCCCTGCCCGTAGTAGTAGCCACGGGCACGGAACGTTGTGCGCCGACGTCCGTTCGCGGGTGGATCCGGCGTGAACCACGACTCGGGAACGTTGGCAGAGGTGAGCAGAATCATGACGTCACCTCGTCGTCCTCGTCGTCGACGTCGCCCGTGGGGTCATGCTCCGCATCGTCGATCGCCGAAACGATGACGTCGACCATCTGGGAGATGGTCACGTACTGGCCTACGCCGATCATGGCGACCAGACCGGCCGAACAGTCGACGAGACCGTCATCGATCGCATCGTCCACGTAGGACACTCGGCCGATGTTGTCTGACAACCATGCGAGACGGTCGGCCGTCCACGTGTCGACCAGACTGTCGACCAGCTCGTCGACGCCGGTAACGCCATCGTCGATCGCCGAGACGATGCGCTCGCACATCGCATAGCGCCAGTCGTTCGGCATCTCGTCGTCATGCGCGTCGTACACCGCCTGCTGTAGCCAGTCGGGCCGGTCGTCACGCAGTGAGACGAACGACGTACCGTCGTCACGGGTGCCCGTGACGAAGTAGTCGGAATATGTGGTCATGATGGAATCCCTTCCCAGTAGCAGCCATCCGGACGGATGGCAGTGTCGGCCCCACGGATCGCACGTGAGCAGAGCGCCACTAGGCGCCGACGACGCGGTCAGACCGAATAGGCGACGCTGTGCACGGCGTCGATCCCCGACCAGAAGAACGTCCACACGATGCGACCGTCGTCGTACTTGCGATAGACGTTCACCTTGGCGACGACCGCCGGCGGTGTCGGCCATTCGACACTGCGGACGTGGTCGACGTACGTCGACGATCCGTCCCAGTCGAGAACGTCACCGGCGACAAGGTTGGCAGTGGTGGTGGTATAGGTGCTCACGGACCCCACCCTACCATACCGAACCATACCCTGTCAAGGGATATCTACACACTATGCGTCATGAGGTGTATAGATATCCCTTAGCAGTTACGGACGATGATCGTCCGTTAGTGCTAAGCCATCGCTTAGCACCACCCTGACGTAGCCTCGAGCACCCTGGCCACTAGGCCCCATCGTCTCACTCAATGGGACACTCGTTAGCCATTAGTAACGATCGGCGACGAGCTCGAGCGCCCCGAATCTATGTAGATCAGGGGCGGGGCGGGGTCGACAGCGACAGTGCCCCATGTCGTGGATCGTGCACCACGCTGGCGCTCGCTCCGATCCGGGCTCGAGCGCCACCAGGGGAGACGTCGCCGAGCGCTCGAGGGTCGATGGGGGTCCATTTATGAGCGTCGATCCACTACGTGGAAGGTGGCCGACAAAACTCGGCCAATGGCGGGACCAGCGGCGCACCTCAAAGTTGTCCACAGCCGTTTCGTCGGGTTGAACACCTCACAGAACCTCGCCGGGGTCGTTTTTGGGGTCCCGAACTGCAAAGAGCCGCATTTTTTTGGGGTTCTGACCAGGAGTTCTTCTCTTTTTGAAGGGAGTACGGTTCTTTGTACCCCTTAAGGGGAGATTGAAAAAGTTTTCTAGGGGCGGGGGGACCCTACAAACATCTCCAGAGTCCTAACACCCGCGCTTTGACAGGCGAGCCCCCGTCTGACGCCCTCCGGGCAAGTTCCCGGGGGGTGGAGGGGGGCGGAAGCTTCTGTCTTCGCTTTGAGAAGTGGTTGAGTACGGGTATCTCCGGTCTCAGACCACACAGGCTGTACAGTCCTGGTTCGTGGCTCGTGAGCTCACCAGGGCGGGGAAGGTCGGCCTTGCCCCGGGTGCGAGGCCTCGTTCGACGCTGTCGAAGCGGTATCAGGCGAACAACACGAAAGGCTGGTCGCCGACGCGGCGGGTGCAGGCGGCGATCGCCAAGGTGCTCGACGACGGGTGGGGTCAGGCCGAGGCGGCCCGCTACTACGGGATTCATCCGTCGACGATCTGCGTGAAGCTCAAGGGGGTCCGTGCCGAGCTGGCGGTGGCCGAAGAGCGGGCCCGGGAGGTCAACAAGGACATCGTCAGGGCGAATGCCGGTCTGGCCCCGGTGCTGGGGTTGAACGAGCACCGTCGGCTGCCCAAAGACATCGGCACGTTCGTGCGCACGTATTTCGGCGGTCTCAAGTGCTGGAACTGTCTCACGTTGGAGGGGGAGCCGGTGCGTCATGAGATCCCGGCGTTCCACGACGAGATCATGTCGAGGATGACCGATCCGGCGGAGAAGAGGTTGTTGGTCAACGTCCCTCCGGAGCATTCCAAGACGACGAACGGCACGGTGTTCACCAGCCTGTTCGACATCGCCCGCAACCCGAACATCCAGATGGCGGTGATCTCGGCTGGGGAGGATCTGGCCAAGGACATCGTCGGCCAGATCCAGATGTTCTTGGAGAACCCCGAGGTGTACGAGGGCAGTGCCCGCAATCTGATCGCCGATGCCGGTCCGTTCCGTGGCGAGGGGTCGTGGACGCAGAAGCAGTTCGAGGTGGCGTCCAGAAGAAGTGCCGAGAAGGAGCCGACGATGCGGGCGTTCGGGATCGCTTCGAAGATCTACGGGCGCCGCATCCACCGGATCATCTGCGACGACATCGCCGACGTCGACAACAACGACACGCCGGACAAGGTGTCCAAGATGTTCAAGAAGGTGACGAGCACTCTGGACTCCCGTGTCGGGGGCAACGGCCGGCTGCACGTCGTGGGGACGAGGGTGGCGCCGGCCGACGTCTACTCGAGGCTGTTGGAGCTCAGTGACTACACGGTGCTCAGACATCCGTGCATTTTGAGCTATGAGGATGAGACGACGTTGTGGCCCGACCACATCGACTTCGCCGAGGCGATGCGCCGCAAGGGACGGACCACGGCCGAGCTGTTCGAGCTGATGTATCAGAACTCTGATGTGATGGCCGAGGGGGCGTCTTTCACCAAGGACCATGTGGACCGGGCGCACGATGAGTCGAGGATCCTGGGGCAGTTGCCGCGGGGGTTGAACCTGGCGGTCGTGTTGGGTGTGGACCCGGCCGGTCACGGCAAGCAGGCCGGCTTCACGGCGATGGTGTTGTTGGGGATCGACCGGGCGTCGGGGATGCGCTATCTGATCGACCTGGTCAACGTCCGCTCCATGTCCCAGCCTCAGATGCAGGCCCAGATCTTCGACTGGACGGCCCGCTACCGGGTGGCCAGTGTGCGGTATGAGACGGTCGCCTTGCAGTCCCAGATCTTCGAGACGGCGGAGTACCGCAACCACATCACGGCGTGCGGGGCCCGGATGGACCGGCACAACACGAACGCCAAGTCGGGGATCGCCGGCAAGTGGGATCCGTTCTGGGGGATCGAGACGATGTCGACGTCGTTCCACAACGGCATGGTCTCGCTGCCGTGGGGGGACCGTGAGACGAGGCGCCGGGTGGGGGAGCTGGAGGAGCAGTTGATGCGTTTCCCGATGGAGGGGGCGCCGACCGATCTGATGATGGCGTATTGGATCGCCGAGACGGGCTGCCGGTTGCAGTTCGAGCGGGGGTTGGCGAGAAAGTTCGGGGTCCGCCAGCACGCCGAGCCGATCCCGGCCCATCTGGCCCGCAGGCGTCGGGTGCATTCCAAGGGTGGGGAGCGCTCGCCGACGGCGGCCGATTTCGGGTTCACGCACACGACGCCGGTGCCGCGCCGTCTGGCCAACATGGATGTGTCGCAGGTCGAGTTGGAGGGGATGTTCGGTGCGGGCCCTTGAGTGCGGGTCGAGGGCTGAGGCTGTCGCCGCTTGTGGTGTCGGTGAGGTGGTGATCGCCGTGGTGACCGGGCACGACCGGGTGGTGTACGGGGTGGTGCCGGCCTATGTCCAGGTGCCGACGGCGACGGGGACGGTGAGCCAGCCGATCCGTGAGTTCCTCGGCGGCTACTGGTGGCTGGTCGGGCAGGAGGCGGTCAAGGAGGTGGGCAAGTGAGAAGCATCTACGGGTCAGGTGTGTTCGACGAGTACTCCGGCCTGGAGGCGTGGGATCCCCAACAGTTCACCCGGTTGTGGCAGCGGTTCGTGGAGCGTCAGATCGAGCGTGACGAGCGGATGGACCTGATCGCCCGGGTGGTCAGGGGCGACTGGTCGGTGGTCGACGCCGACGACCGGCAGTTGTGGTCGAAGAGCCCGAACATCATCCAGGTCGGTTTGGAGGACACCGCGGCGGCCGCGGCGATGATCCCGACGGTGAGGGTGGCGCCGTCTGATCCGAGCAGTGAGCGCTCCAAGAAGTGTGCGGCGAAGATGGAGCAGCTCGGCGCCAGCTACTTGGACAAGGCCGGCGGCAAGCTGTTCTTCCAGAGCTCGTCGATCGGCGCCGGGGCCTACGGGTTCGCCTGCTGGAACGTGGTCAACGACGGCCCCTACGGGCGTTCGGGCAGCCGTCTGGAGTGGCGTGACCCGATGTCGTGCTACCCCGAGCCTGACATCGGCACGCTCGGGGTGGCCGACCGGGTGTTCTTCGCCCGGGAGATGTACCTGAGCCAGCTCCCCGAGCACTACCGCGACGTGTTCTTCGCCCACTGCATGGAGCAGGAGTGGGAGTGGGAGCATTTCGACAACCACGGGATCACGCTCATCGAGTACTCGGACTGCGAGCGGGTGACCGTCGGCGTGTCGTACGACGCGGCGACGATCCCTACCGGCGGTGACATCTCGAGGGCGATGTACGGGCAGGCCAAGTGGGTGTCGGTGATCGTCGACGACTACCCGAACGCAGCGAAGATGTGCCGCGGCATCTACGGGCAGATCCCCAGCCTCGACGGCTACCCGAGGGGCCAGTACGACCAGGTGATCCCGGTGCTCCACGCCCACATCCGCCTCGTCGCCGCGGCGATGGAGCACGCCCATCAGGCGGTGTACAACGAGCTCGTTGTCGTCGATCCGATCGGCGACATTCCGATGGGCCCTGACGCCGTGATCGAGCTCGGCCCCAACGGCAAGGCGTTCCGCCTGCCGCCGGCCAGTGTCGGGTTCAGCTTCTTCGAGGAGACGCAGAGGTTGTTGGACGCCGTGCACGTCGGGGCCCGCTGGCCGAAGAACCGGCCCGGCGACGTGCAGCAGTCCCAGGCGTCCTCGAAGTTCGTGGAGAGCACTCTGGGCGTGCAGAACGCCGTGATCGCCACCCATCACACCCTGTTCGAGCGGATGGCCGCCCAGGCGCAGCGGGTGGCGTTCGCTTTGGACGCCGTCGAGGGTCCCGAGCGCACCGTGGCCGGCACGATGCGCAACCAGCAGTTCCAGTTGGAGTTCCGGCGCAAAGACATCGACCTGGCGGCCAAGGTGACCGTCGAGTACGGGTTGGGGTTCGGTCGGGACGTCACCCAGTCGGCGGTGCTCGCTTTGCAGTTGCACGGCGGCGGGATGATCAGCCTCGAGGACGCCCAGGAGAACTATCCGGGGATCACCGACGTCGCCAGGACACGTTCCCGCATTCTCAACGAGCAGTTGGGGATGCAGTTGATGGCCAAGTTGATGATGATGATCGAACAGGGCCAGATCGACGGTCAGGCCCATGTCGACATGATGCGTGACGTCGCCAAGGGCGACCTGTTGGTCGACGTGTTCGAGAAGTACGTGTTGAAGCCGCAGCAGGCGCAGAAAGAGCAGATGTTGACCTCGGGGCTGGACGGCTCGCAGTTGATGCCCGGTCCCCCTCCGGGAGGCGCTGAAGGCGGTGTCGGTGGTCCCGCGCCGCCGACGGCGCCTGATCCCCGGCAGGTGATGGCCGGCATTTTGGGCGGTGCCGGTGCCGGCGGTGGCGCCGAGGGTGGTCCGTCGCCGATCAACCGGTTGTCGGTGCCGATGGGCGGCGGGTCGTTCGCCGGTTCGCAGATGGGCGGCTGAGCGGTGGCCGACGTGCCCGACATCGCCACGATGGCGCCTGCTTCGGGGCGGGTCGGCGCCCCTGATTCGGGGACGTACGGGGAGAAGGCGCAGGCCGAGCAGTTGAAGCGTGAACTGCCGGCGACGACGCCGGCGGGCACGGGCCCGGGGATGGCCACCCCGACGGCGCCGATGCCCGGTCCGATGCCCGAACCGGCCCCCGGTGGCGGTCTGCCGTCGTCGATGCTCACCTCGCCGACCCGGCGACCCGACGAGCCGGTGGGGACGCCGCTGTCGATGCCGGCGCCGATGGCGGCGTCGACGCTGGAGCAGACGATCCAAACGTTGGAGGCGTTGGCCAAGAACCCGGGTGTGTCGCAGATGACCCGGGAGTGGGCGACCACGATGCTCGAAGGCATGGTCAGGTGACCAGCGTCGACGTCGCCACGCCGGGGCCGCAGGGCAACGAGCTCTACCCGGCGCCGGCGCCGTCGGAGCAGGATTTGCTCGCTGCGATGGGCGAGACGAGACGTAAGGCGACCGCCGAGTTCGCCTCACCGGTCGTCGACCCCCAGATCGGGCCCCGGGACCGCCTGTTGACCGGCGCTGCGGTGCACGCCGGCAAGCCCGGTGCCGATCTCGACGCCTACGAGGTGTGGCGCTCGGAAAAGCGGATGGAACAGTCGCCGATGCCGTTGCAGCGGGCCGGGATCTCGACCAAACAGCAGAAGTTGCTCGACACCGCTGACGACAAGATGGAACAGGGTCGGATCCTCGCCGGCGGCGCCGATGACGGCGTGGCGTCGGCCGTCGGGGCGTGGATCGACCGTTACGAGTCGAACAACCGTCTCGCCGCCCCCGTCGACGTCGCCCGGTTCGACCGGTTGGCGTCCGAGGGGCTCGTCAAGGCTGGTTCGGAGCGGGTCGGCAAGCTCTACGGCGACCTGAAAGCCGGCCGTCTGGGTGATTTGCAATCCGGTGAGCTCGACTCGACGGTGACCAAGGTGGCGAGGGCGTTGGACAGCTTCGACGACGACTTCTCGATCGGCCGCAACGGCAAACTGGTCGGCGTCGACGTCGACCCCGACGTCCGTCTCCACGTCCGCTACGCCCCCGGCGACGACGGTGAGCCGGTGTCGGCCCCCGGCGCCCTGGCCGCCCTGCCCGGCGACTGGATGCCCCAGTCGGCGTTGAAGGGGGCCGGGCCGAGGGGTGACGACTTGGACCTGTATGTCGGTGAGACCGACGCCGTCGTCATCGGCAAGGTCGACAGGATCGACGACTTCTACCGGCGTGGCTTCCCCGCCGTCGAGGGTGAGCGGGGCGCCCGGTGGATGTCGGTGCGCCCGGTCATCGTCAGGGACCCCGCCTCGGTGCAGGCCGCCGCCACCCGCAACCCGACGGCGCAGGTCGACGTCCATCTCGGCGTCTACCCCGGTCTGCTGCCGTACGACTCGCTGGTGTTCGACATGGACCAGCCCAACCAGCGGATCCAGCAGTTGGGGGCGACCCGCCTCGGCCGGGGCATCGCCCAGGGGCCGAAGCTGTCGCCGCGCCCGGTGACCGGAACCGACCTGATCGACGTGTCGGCGGCCAACAAGTTCCTCGACGAGACGATGTGGGCCGTCTTCCCCGGCGACGCCAAACTCAACGCCCGTTACGACCGGATCCCGGTCACCTCGGGCAGCCGCACCGGGGTCCTGGTGTTCGGCATCACTCCGGCCGAGGCGGCCGAGGTGTCGGCCTACGCCTTCGTCAACGACGGCATCGCCACGAGAAACGACGACTACGACGACATCGTCGACGCCGAGATGGAGGGCGATGAGACGGACTGGACGTTCACCACCGCCGACGGCGACATCGTGCGCCTCGGGTCCAACTTGGAGGAGTCGCCGCTGATCGTCGAACGACGTTCCAAGCCGGTGGACCGCTGGCACATGCCGATCGACGAACGGGCCCGCCCCTACGTGCAGGGGTTGGCCGACCACTTCGAGACGGTCGGGGCGGCCAACCTGAGGGCGTATCTGTCCACGCCCCAGGTCGACGGGTTCGAGCGGGTGCGCGAACACGTCTACGGGGACGGCGGTTCGGGCTACACGGTTGCCCGAACCGCCGACCCGGTGATCGGCGACCCCAACGGCCTGCCGGTGTGGGTGCGCCGGGCCGACGAGCTGCCCCGCAAGTGGTTGCAGATCCCCGGCGACGCCATCGACACGATCCCCGAGGAGATGACGGCCCGGAAGGTCGGCGGCCGCTGGCGGATCGACGCCCGTGGGGAGGATGACATCGGCTCCAAGATCCGCCAGGCCCACGCCCTGGCCGGCAAGTACGGCTACGACGCCGTCGAGCTCGTCGGCGACGACGGCCCGATCCAGTTGGTGAAGGCCCGATGAGCGACTACGGCGCCTCCCAGCTCGTCGCCCCGGCTTCGCAGCTGGTCGCCCCGGCCGCGGTGGCCCTCGCCCCCGACTTGGAGCGGATGGACCGCAACTTCCGTCGGGTGTCCCAGGTCGAGCAGTCGTGGCAGTTGCCCCAGATCCCCGACATGGTCAAGACGGATCTGATCGGGATGCCCGGCGCGGATGAGGATTCGCTCACCGAGTTTCTCTTCGGTCTCGACGACGTGTTCGGCCGCAACACCACCCCCGAGCCGCCACCCCAGCAGGTCCCGCTGCCAGCCCAGCAGGGTCTCGTCCCCCAGCAGTCGGGTCTCGACCAGTCCCGTATCATCTTGGCGTCGATGACGTCGAACCCGCCGCCGACGCAACTGTCGGAGAACTCGGTCAAGGCGTTCAAGCTGCGGGCCATCCAACGTGGCATGTTGGACATGGATCCCCGCCGGGTCGACAACTCGTGGTCACCCGAGTTCAACCGGATGCGCGGCGAGATGGCGTTCGACGACTACAACAGCCAGCTGCGTGGCAACCGGCCGCTGGCCACGTCGCTGTCGACGGCGATGCGCCTGCTGGGCGACTTCACGTCGCCGTCGGGGCTGCTGTCGATGGCCACCGAGCTCGACTTCTTCTGGGACTTCGGTCAGATCGGCAACGAGATCTCGTCGTGGGGCGACAAGTGGCGGGCGTTGAGCCACGCCAAGAACCCGTTGGACTGGGCCGGCAAGCTGATCGACGCGGCGACGGGGCCGATCGACGACATCGTCTTCCCGATCATCAACGTCGGGCTGATGTTCGTCGGGGTCGGCGAGATCGCCAACTTCGCCCGGGTCGGCTGGGAGGGTGCCCGTCTCGCCCAGTCGGCCGGGATCTTCTCCCGGTTGTGGGAGGGCGGGCGGATCGGCCGTTTCGCCGAGTCCCTCGTCGGCGTCGCCGGCCGCAACCTCGAGGAGCTCGGCAACGCCTCGATGATCGCCAACCGTCTGCGCAAAGGCGCTGTCGTCGCCCGGGAGGCCGGCACCGAGATGGGGATGTTGACCCGGGCCGGCGGCGCCGCCGGTGACGCCCTCGCCGCCTGGCGGGCTTCGACGCCGGTGGTGGCCACCAAGTCGGTCGTGCAGCAGGGGATGCGCCTCGGTTTCGCCGGTGTGCTCGAGTCCAAGATGCCCGGCTACGAGAACGCCACCGGCGTGCAGTTGTCGTCGATTCCCGGTGTCGGCGCAGCGGGCGACTTCCTGGAACACGTCAAATACCACCCGGGCTGGATGCCGTTGGAGTTGATGTTCGCCCCCTACAACGTGTTCTCGCCCGGCACCTTCTTCCGCCACGACGCCCTCGGCGTCGGCGCCGTGTCGGGCGCCCTGCGCGGCGTCCACGGCGCTCTGGGCACGATCCCCGGGCGGGCCGTGGCCGGCGCCGCGGCCGGGGTGGCGATCGGCACGATGGTCGGCGACGACGCCGGCGACATCGCCAAGGGTGCGGCGATCGGCGCCGCCGCCGGCGCCGCCCTGCCCTACCTGGGTCGGATCACCGAAGTGGAACGGGTCCACCAGGGGCTCACCGGGGCGCTCATCGGCGCTGCCGGCGGGGCGCTGCTCGGCGACTCACCCGAAGACATCGCCCTCGGGGCGATGGCCGGCGTCGGGATGGGGCTGGTCATGCCCAACTCGGTGCGCCGCCGCTTCTACCAACAGGCCGGCGTCAACGGCCTCAACAAACTGCTGCGCGGCGTCGGCCACCAGATGGTGCGCACCAACTTCCAACTGATCGCCGCCGATCAGGAGGTGATGGCCGGGTTCAACACCGGCTTCCGCCGCCGTCTCCTCACCGACCCCGACAAGCTCGCTGAGTGGGACAACAACGTGTCGACGCTCGGCGTGATCGGCGCCCTCGCCAAGCACCACGGCATCGACGAGAACGCCGCCGCAGCGTCCATCGCCTTCGGCTACGCCTCGTTCGCCGCCGACCACATCGCTGCCGCCCAGGCGGCCACGGTGACCGGCATCGTCGGTCAGATGGACGCCTACCACGTCGCCCGCAACACGATCATCCAACAGCTCCGTCCGATCAACCTTGAACGCCCGATCGAAGATTTGATCGACGAGGTGGCCGCCGGGATGGCCTACGCCGAGAAGGGCGGCGCCGGCGCCACCCTCGTCGAGATCCGGGCCCGGGCCGACGAGATCGCCGAGAAACTGCGGGCCGGGCCCGAGTCCAAGGTGATCGACATCGCCGAGACCCACAACAAACTGGCCGGCGACACCATCTTGCAGATGTTCGACCAGCGCAACTTCCCCAAACCGCAGCTCGACATGTCCGGCGCCGCCCAGGGGCCACGCAACGTGCTCGGCTCCAAGTGGGCGACGACGCCGATGAAATCACGGGGCGAGCTGTTCGCCGACTACGTCCCCAACTACTTCGACTCGATCGGCAGTTGGGACAAGTACACGGCGTCGCTCAACGACGTCCGCCTGCTCCGCCTCGACGACGTGTTCGACGCCGCCCAACTCAAACCGGTCACCACGCGGCGCGGCAAGCTCGTCAACCCGTTCCGCCAGACCCGCAAGATCGACCCGCAGGTCGCCCGGGTCAACACCGAGCTCAACAACATGCTCGTCCAGCCGAACGTCGACGTCACCCGCATCCTCGGCCTCGACGCCCTGGCCGGCGCCTCCCAGCCGGGCCGGATGACGCTGATGCGGGCCGAGTCGCCGACCAAGCAGATGTTGGAGAACATGGCCGAGCAGGTCGCCGACGTCGTCGAGACGACCGAACTGGTCCGGGACATGCAGGCCAAGAACTTCGCCGCCCTCGTCGACCTCAACGAGATCGATGAGGCGATCCGGGCCGCCAAGGTGGGCGACAACCCGTTGACCGACCGTCAGATCGTCGTGATGGCCAAAGCCGCCGCCGAGAAGGGGGTCAACAAGAAGGCGATGCGCAAGCTGCTCGCCTTCGCCGACCACCACGGCATCCAACTGGGACGGGTCGACGCCGAGCTGCGCCGCATGGCCGACGAGCTCGCTCTGGCCAAGGAGTGGGAGCAGTGGGGGATGAAATCGGCCGTGTTCGACGAGGCCGGCCGGCCGAT